CATCATCTTCAAACGGTGCTACATTAACTTTTTCATGGACTTAATATGAACTATACACAATTAAAAGAATTTCTTTCAGACTCACCATTTATCTATGCAGATGTAACAACAAAAGAATTAGAAAAAATTCCATGTGCTATGTATGCAACAGAATTTAATGGTATAAAATATATTGGAACTAATATGGAAATTAACGTTTTACAAAAAAAACAAATTGTTCCCACAGAGGAAGAATTACTAGCAGCAGCAGAATTACTAGCACAAAAAACCGCTAGTGAAGAATCTAATGCAGTAGTAGAAGAACCTATTACAGAAGTATAACAAATTTAAAAGGGTAGTAATACCTTTAACTATCAGTTCTAAACAATTGTGCAATGCATTATTTAGACATATTTAATAATGTAACCTTAATGATCCTCATTTTACGATAAATATTAGAATGAGGATCATTTATGTCACGATTAATTATTAAAACAGGTACAGTTCCAAACGACAGAAGTGGTGATAGTTTATTCGCCGCGTTTAATAAAGTTAATGCTAACTTTGAGGAATTGTACACATTCACTGGCGGATCATCTGCCAATCTAAAAGAACTTATACAAGACACAATAGCAGAAATGATAGCCAACGGTACTCTGCTTGGTTTAACTGCTACTTATGACGACCCAAATAATGCACTTGATTTATATAATACATCTGCAAATGTAGATAACGGATATGCATCTACAGTGTTTGAGGATCTAATTTTTGACGGTGGCAATTCTGCTACATCATCATTTACAGATATGCTAATCAACGGAGGAGCCGCATAATGGCAAATAAAATACAAATAAGAAGGGATACTACTACAAACTGGACGGCAGTAAATCCTATTCTAAGCGAAGGCGAACTTGGCTTAGATACTACATTAGACAAAATTAAAATTGGCAACGGCACATCAACTTGGTCTGCATTATCATTCTTTGTTGGGGATATTGGACCACAAGGTGATGTTGGACCACAAGGTAATGTTGGACCGGCTGGTGCTACTAATGAGTTAGTAAACGGATTACATACAGTATCTTTAAATTCATCAGGCGTTGTGACATTTCCTGGTAATATTGCTACAGACGGAAATCATCTTACAGGTTGGAGTGGGAATTTAGATCTTAATATTGACGGTAGCATAAAATTATCTGCAGATGCTAACTGTGCATTAACATTACAAGCTAATTCTCATCAATGGGCATTTGGTACTAATGGTAACTTAACATTACCAAAAGGTGGCAGTGTAGGTGAAACATCTAATACTATAGCATTTGCTCCACCTACTGCAGCAGCTGGTCAAAGTTTAGTTATTCGTCCAACTGCTGGACAATTTACTATATCAACAGATCATCTAAGTGGATTTGTTCCGGGTGAATCTATAACAATAACGGTATCAACTCAATTTGGCAGCGATAGTGGTGAATTGTACTATACAATCACTGGGGCTACTACTGAACAATTAGGACGTGCAACAACTGGTACACTAACATTTAGTTCAGAGTCTACAAAAGCAGTAACTTGGACAATACCTGTACAAAGCAGTATGACTACATTTACATTTGATCTAACTGGCGGAACTGGGTTTCCAGGACCTGGCGGAATTTATGTTGAACAGTTGCCTGAGATTACAGTTACATTAAATGGCTCAGCAAGTTCTGAAAACAATCACGTACATTTAGTAGCTGGTAATCCAACTACTGTTGACATGTATTTAGGTGATGACGACCAATATGTTAAGATTGAGAAAAATGCAGGTAATGTTGTTGTTGGAACTAATTTAAATACACATCAGTGGAAATTTGGCACAGATGGTAAATTAAAATTACCAGGTTCTACATTCATTGATACTTCTCCAAACTATATACATGCTAATCACGGTATTGGATTGCACCCATCACACAACACAGGCGGTACTGGTCCAGAATTATATATTTACTACGACGATGGTATAGTAGTTCAACCGTTTACTAATGATTATCTCACACCCAATAATGCTGCAGCACCATTGTTTATTCGTGGTTCAAATTTACCAAATACTAACGATTCTATAGGTAAACTTCCTGGCGATATTTATATAAACGGTGGACGTAATGTTAAAGATAACACCTACGGCAAAGTAATTGTTAACAGTGGTATAACAAGTCAATGGCAATTTAATTCAAGCGGTCAATTAACGTTCCCTGACACTACTATACAAACTACTGCATTCCGTGATGTTGCATCTAACGTGTTCTTTGTTGATCCTACTAGAACTAGCGGAACATATACTCGTACTGGCACATTTACAAGTCCATATAACACAATCACTGCAGCATTTGATGCAGCAGTAGCAGCAGGGTTTAACGATAGTTTTATGGCTACTGTTATATTAATGAATAACACTGCAGAAAATATTACATTAAGACCCGGTGTATTCTTAACAAGTTTAGGAACAGGTACACACGGTTCGCCACTACTTGCAGGAACTGTTACTGTAACATCTAGTACTGGTACAACAGTATCAAATCACTATTCTATTAGTAATTTACGAATTGCAGCTGAAGGTAATAACCATTGTATTAATTTTACAGGTACTGCTCCACAAAAATTGTTTATGAGAGATTTGTGGTTAGATGTTAGCGGAACTGGAACTGGCATCGTTGTTAACAATTCCGGAACCGGTTCTACTGTACACGTAAACACTGCTCATATGGCACACAGTGGTACTGGTGATGTATATTGTATTAATGTTATAACTGGAAACTGTTATGTAACTGATATCGAAACTACTGGTACTACTCAAGTTGCTGCAGTTCGCAGCGGATCGGTACTAACAATTGATAGTTCTGAACTAGATGCTAATGGTGATATTGTCTGTGAAACGTATGGCACAGGCTCATTAACTATTACTAATAGCGCAATAACTAATGCAAAAGCTAATAGTACTGGTATTTTAATAAATGATGCAGGCGGTACTGTTACATTAGGAAACAATATAATTACTGTTCCTGCAGGAACAGGTTATGCCGTACAAGGTCCACTAGGAGGAATTGTGTACCACGCCGGTAACGTATTTACTGCTAACTCTTATAGATCAACTGCAATTGATAGTGGATTTATAGCGTTACCTAATACATGGCAAACTAAAGCATAATATAAATTAGTATAAAACAAGCCGCTTATACAAGCGGCTTTTTTATCTCTTGCATTTCTTGCAACTATTTGCTATAATATACAAAACATAAGGAGTTCATTTATGTACACAGACATATTAATTATAATAGCATCAATATCAATACCGCTTATAATTACACTTTTAACTATACTATCAGGAAAAGAATAATGGGAATGTTTGATTCATTTTACGTGAGAGGCGTTGAAGTACAAACAAAAGCTCTTGATAACAATTTAAGCAGTTTTCAGTTAGGTGACACTGTTCCTAACTACGAAGGCAACTTTGACGGTCCAACAGGCACTTACTACTTAATTGAAGATTCATGGCCAACTAAGGAATGGTACGGACTTATTATAATTGACAACATATTTATTGATGCAGTTAAAGCGCAAACAGAAGAAGAAGTAAAGCGAATAACAACAACAACATTTGCAACTCTTAAAGAAAGACCAGAGTTTGTTGCACAACTACTAACTGCAATAGTTAAAACAGAACTTAATCCAAAACTTAAACTTGCAGAACTTAAATTAAAACGGATTAGATCTATCATTTATGATTACAAACAATCACTAGAACCAGACACTGATAACCGTATACGTATGTTTAGTTCATTGCATCCTAAAATTGATGAGTTTAGAAAAGGTGCAAAATTAGAAGTATTCATTGACGAAATACTTGAAGGTAAATTTTTAAATAATAATGAGGAGGATGAATGAGCATGTTTCCAACTATAACTAACTTAGATGATTTTAAAGCTAATGTAGGTGAAATACCTGGCATTGAGTTTAAAACTAATGAGGATGGTTATACAGTTGCGTCTTACTATATTTTAGATAGTAAAGTATTTGACAATCCATATGCGCGTGAGTGTCGTGGTATTACATTTGATAAAAACGGCAAACTAGTTTCACGTCCATTTCACAAGTTTTTTAACTTAGGTGAAAAAGAAGCTACTTTAGAATCTAACTTAGATTGGAATAACGTTGAATCTGTAATGGATAAACGCGATGGCTCAATGATATCTCCTGTGCTTTTTCCAGATGGTACTATCAAGTTCAAAACTAAACGTACTTACACATCTGATGAAGCAATACACGCTAATAACACATTTGGGCCAGGTACTCCGCAATATGAAATGTCAAAAGAGTTATGTCAATTAGATTGTACGCCAATCTTTGAATTAACTTCTCCTTTAAATCGTATTGTAGTAGCATACAAAGAATCTGAACTTACCCTACTAGCAGTACGACACAATGAGTCAGGTAACTATATCACACGCGGAGAAATTGAAGCGTTAGGTTCTGCATGGAATGTGCCTATAGTTGGTACTAACTTATGGTCTAACATTGAAGACTACAAAGATAAAATCAACACGCTAACTGCGTTTGAAGGTTTTGTAATTCAGTTCCATACTGGCGAAATGATTAAAATGAAAACTTTGTGGTATATGTCGTTACATCGTAACGTAACATTTACTACAGAGAAAAACATAGTTGAAATGATCTTTGACGAAACACTTGATGACTTCAAAGCATATTGTACTACAGTTGAAGATTTTGATTTGTTTGATAAAGTGGTAGAAATTGAATCACGCGTAAACGAAACATTATCTGAAATCATTGAAGACGTAAACACTACTGTTAATACTTGCGGTATTGAAACTGGACAATTTAAAGAGTTTGCGTTAACGTACAATAATCATCCACTATTTTGGCTACTGATGATGAAGTTTAAAGGTCAAGAACCTGCGTATGCCAAATACTTTTTAAACAACCATTTACACGAATATTCACGGGAGTGCATATAATGAAAAAAGATTTAGAAAAAGCACTTAACAAACAACTACAAGGTCCACTTACTGATAAACAGTGGAAGTATTTTAAAAGCATCTGCAATCATCAATTAATTTCAATGGATGAAACTGCACTTGAACGTAACTCTCCATTTATGACTGCACGATATTGGTTTGATATCGGATGGCGTGCTAAGAAAATTATTAAAGCACGTAAAAAGGCAGCTGCATAATGGAAACGTTATTGATGCTGTTTTTCTCATCGTATTGTTCAGTACTGCTGTTAGGATTTCAATCTCAAATTGTACGCGACAAACATGTTCTAACTGCATTTATTACATCACTAATGCTTGGTACTTGCCAACTAGTTTTATTTAAATTAGCACCAACTGCATCTACTTACGAAAGTATAGTATTTGTACTAGGCGGTGCATGTGGTATTGTATCAAGCATTTACTTACACAACTTTTGGCTATGGGTGCGTAGCCGTAAACACTCGAGGTATAAACATGAGCGTTATGACTGATTTTACGCTTAGTACATTCTTTAACTTAATATCATTTATTGGTATTATTCTTTTACTTGCTGGTTTTAATCCTATTATCGGGGGTTCTCTAGTTGCAGCTGGATTAGTTGCATTTTCTCTATTAATTGTGTTTCATAAGGTTTGACATCGTATACAAAATATAGTATAATATTATTTTTAACTTAGGAGTCCACATGATACAAAAAGTTTCATTTAGATCTATGAACAATGGTGTAGAATCACGCAACAAAGTTATGGTCTATGACTTTTCAAAAAAAGAAAGAGGCATTACTCAATTACTTGTTAATGCAGCTGCACACGAATCACTAAGAGGTAACACAGTAGTGTTTCTTAGTATGGAAATGCATGAAGATGCAATTAAAAAACGATTCAATGACGCAAATTCAAATGTTGAAAACATTCATATTATTGAAAGCTTAATGAGTGTAGCAGTAAAATCTACACATGAGATTTACAATGGTGAAATGGTTCCTTACTTATTTGAACTTTACAAAGGTGTTGATTTAGCAGTTAAGCCAAACATACTTGTTATTGACTGTGCTGACTTCTTAGTTGGTACAGATATAATTAACAAACTAATTCACTTTGCAGATAACGAGAATATCAACATTTATACTGCAATCCGTAACAAAAGCAGATTACCAAACGTATGGGAGGAATAATGATAGACTCACGAAAGCTACAAAAATACACAAAACAAGATCATGCAGCATACTTGTTCATTAACGATTTAGACCGCAAACTACGGTCCGATCAGGCTACTAGACTTGATCGTGTATTAACTGTAGTAATGTACGATAAAATAAAAGAAAATAAAGGCTTGTTTAGTCCTAGACAATACAACCCAACTAGAGAGCCTGACGTTGATTGGTATTATCAGCCATCTGTTGCTACTTGGTTTACTGAACCAATGATGGCAAAATTAGTAGACGATCTTGACGAATACGGTTACCATTTACGAGCCGAGGGACATGATTCTCCGCAATTTGATCACGCATTCAAATTAACTATTACTTGGTGATTTATGAAAAAATACTTTTTGGTTTTATTATTAGTAAGTACCGCGTATGCCAATGACGATATTGACATTACTCCTATGCTTGAGAAATATGCAGCAGCTAATCCAGTACAGCCGTTACCTGATGTAATAGCTCCTATTGATTATGATATACCAAAGAGTAAACAAGGTAAGTCTACTATACGTAAGACTAACGGTAAGTGTACTGAAGCAGTATCACTAATGGAAGTTTGTAAATCTCCATTACAACTTAAATATGAAAGATTCCGCGCTACCTTAAAAGCTAAGGCAGATGCAAAACGTAAACAAGTATTAGAAAAAGGTAAGAAATGAAAAACCACGTGATGCTAGATTTGGAAACTTTGTCAACTAGAACAAATGCAACGATCTTAACTCTCGGTGCAGTTAGATTTGATCCGCTCGGAAACGACCCGATTGAAGAAAAAGATAAGCTATATATTAAAATAGACTTAGACAGTTGTGCAGACTTAGACCTACACATTGACGATAACACTATTGAATGGTGGGCTAAACAATCACCAGAAGCACAAGAAGAAGCGTTTGGTGAAGAAGGTAGACTAACAGCAACTGATGCATTTACTCAACTCTACAAGTTCTGTTGGGGTGCAAGTTGCTTTTGGTCAAATGGTGCAGGATTTGATATTGTAGTCTGTGACACTTACTTTGATCGTATACAAAAAGCTGCTCCATGGAAGTATTGGGCAATACGCGATGTACGCACAATGTTTGATCTAGGCATTGATCCAAAAATGCCACAAGTAACAGCTCACAATGCTGTAGAAGATGCTGTAGCACAAGCAATCGGTGTACAGAATGTATCACAAGTACTAATGGAACATGGCATTACTCCATTTAAGAAATACAAATGAAACTAAAATATCATGCATTATTTAAAACGCAGCTGGAATCATTTCCGGCTGATACAGGTGTCGGGTTATTGTGGTACATGATTATAGACAATAGTGGTCGACACATTGAACGAATGCCAGTAAGCATTAGCAATCTCGTAAACGACATTAAAAAACGTTTGAACCCAAATAAATACAAGTTTATAGAAATAACAAATCAAATGCCGGTGTTTAAAAAATTATGAAACAATATACAAACAAGCTACACGTAGTACAAGCAATGCAATTTGAATACTCTGATAAGGGTATTGAACAATTAAAAGAATTCCTTGGTGAAGAACTAATTCAGTATGGGAAAGATCGCCAACCTTATGCAATGGGTTGGGCGGAGATAGGAGTTGTAGAGCATAATCATAATTTAGCCCCACCTGCAAAGTATATTGCAACAGAAGGCGATTATGTTGTTAAAGATATTAATGGTGAATTTTTCACATGTAAATTAGATTTCTTTAATGAATATTATTCAGAAATTATTCAAAAAGATAAATAAAAACGTATTAAATGCCAATAGGGTTTAATACACGGACACGGTGTCCAAATTAAAAACTCGCTTACAATAAAGGAGAAGCAACATGTCAAAATCATATATAATTGGGATAGATCTCGGTACCACAAATAGCTGCGTAGCAATCTTAGAAAACGGAATTGCTAAAGTAATTGAAAACGCAGAAGGTACACGCACAACCCCCTCAATCATCGCATACACTAACGACGAAATCCTAGTTGGTGCAGCAGCAAAACGTCAATCAGTAACAAATCCAAAAAACACATTATATGCTGTTAAGCGTCTTATTGGTCGTAAATTTGATGAGTCAGCTGTACAGAAAGATATTGACTTAATGCCATATAGCATTATTAAAGCTGAAAACGGTGATGCATGGGTAGAAGCAAATGGTGAGAAACTAGCTCCCCCACAAGTGTCTGCAGAAATCTTACGTAAGATGAAAAAAACTGCAGAGGACTATTTAGGTACAGAAGTAACCCAAGCAGTTATTACAGTACCTGCATACTTTAACGATTCACAACGTCAAGCAACTAAAGATGCAGGACGTATTGCTGGATTAGAAGTATTGCGTATTATTAATGAACCAACTGCTGCAGCATTAAGTTACGGTGTTGATAAAACTGATAAAAAAGACCGCAAAGTTGCTGTCTTTGACTTAGGTGGTGGTACTTTTGATATTAGTATTATTGAGATCGCTAATGTTGACGGCGATAAACAAATTGAAGTGTTATCTACAAACGGTGATACTTTTTTGGGTGGTTAAGTATTAGCCTCCCGTATAAAAATTCCGTGAATTGCTGGGAACCCCTTAGAGCTATTCATACTACAGCATAATTAGTAATGATAAGTGCGAACGTTAAAAAATGAATAGATTGGGAAATCAGCAGCCAAGGGACTTAGGAATAAGTTCAAGGTTCAACGACTAGGTCATGGAGTCCAGATAGGACAGTAAAGACCCAAGAGTGCGGAAAATTATAGATCTTCTAATCTTATGATAAATAAAATTATAGGAGGGGAAGATATGGATAAGATATATTTTGTTTACAAAACAACTAATTTAATTAATAACACCATTTATATTGGTGTACATGAAACTACTAATATTAACGACGGCTATATAGGGTCTGGAAAATTATTAAAACAAGCAATAAAGAAATATGGAAAAACTAATTTCAAACGCGACATATTAGAATTTTGCAATTCAAAACATGATGCATATGAATATGAAGCTAAATTAGTAGATTCGATCTTTATTAAACGAGACGACGTTTATAATTTAACAGAAGGTGGTCGTGGAGTAATTACACATTCATCCTTTGGTATTGAACGAATACGTAAATGCTCTATAGATAAAGTAGTAGCTAAAGATAATTTATTAGGTACAGTGGTAAAAATTTCAAAAAGTACATTTGATGCAAACCCTGATAGATATGCAGGTCACACAACCGGTAGACGAGTTATGAAAACCGTAACTAACGAAACTGTAGTAGTTGACAATAAAAACGATACATCGTTAGTAGGCATTACAAAAGGGTTAACAAAAGTGTTTAATGAAACTGGTAAAATTATTATGGTTTCAGTTACTGATGAAAAATTTTTATCAAAGCAGTATACATCAACTTCAGCAGGACGGATAGTTGTTAAAGATATTAATGGTAATAAATTTACAGTTAATAAAGATGACCCTAGATTAATTTCTAAAGAGGTAGTTGGTATAGCTGCTGGAAAAAGATATAAACAAAATAAAAAACGACAACAAGTAACTTGTCCACATTGCAATAAAATTGGAGATTCGTCAAATATGAAACGATGGCACTTTGATAATTGCAAGTCTATAATTAAGATATAGTCTGAGCTTATATGAAAGTATAAGAAGTTAAGATAAAGAGCTTAACGATAACATAACTGGAAGACTTTGACCAACGATTAATGGATCATTTGATTGACGAATTTAAGAAAGACTCAGGTGTTGATCTTAAATCTGATACAATGGCGTTGCAACGTTTAAAAGAAGCTGCTGAAAAAGCTAAAATTGAATTGTCAAGCACTGCACAAACAAATGTTAACTTACCATATGTTACTGCAGATGCCACAGGTCCGAAACACTTAAACGTAACAGTAACTCGTGCTAAGTTTGAAGCATTAGTAGACGATTTAGTACAACGTTCAATCGAACCATGTAAAATTGCAATTGCTGATGCTAAAGTTAGTTTGTCAGATATTGACGAAGTTATTTTAGTAGGTGGTCAAACACGTATGCCTAAAGTACAAGAAGCTGTTGAAGCATTCTTTGGAAAAGCACCACGTAAAGACGTTAATCCAGATGAAGCTGTTGCTGCAGGTGCTGCTATCCAAGGTGCAGTATTAGCAGGTGATAAAACTGACGTATTGTTACTTGACGTTACTCCATTAAGTTTAGGTATTGAAACAATGGGCGGGGTATTTACTAAGTTAATTCAGAAAAATACAACCATTCCAACTAAAGCAAGCCAGACATTCTCAACAGCAGAAGATAATCAACCTGCAGTTACTATTAAAGTAGGTCAAGGTGAACGTGAATTGTATCGTTACAATAAACAACTTGGTGAGTTTAACTTAGAAGGGATTGACGCAGCTCCACGCGGTCAACCACAGATTGAAGTAACTTTTGATATTGATGCTAACGGTATTATGCATGTAAGTGCTAAAGATAAAACTACCGGCAAAGAGAACAAAATTACTATTAAATCTGATTCAGGACTAACAGATGCTGAGATTGAACGTATGGTTAAAGAAGCTGAGGAAAATGCAGAAGCAGATGCTAAAGCTAAGTCATTAATTGAAGCACGTAACAGTGCAGAAGCACAATCTCATTCATTGAAGAAAGATTATGACGAAGTAAAAGATCAATTAACTGAAGAAGAACGTACTGCGTTTGAAGACGCGTTACTAGCATTAGAAACTGCAAGAGACGGTGAAGAAGTTGAACCTATTACTGAAGCAACTAATAAACTGTTTGAAGCTGCAGCTCCGGTATTTACTAAAAAACAAGAAGCCGATGCAGCCAACGCTGCTGCAGCTGCTGCTACTGAAGCAACGAGTACTGAAGAAACAGTTAGTGCAGATTTTACTGAAGTAACTCCAGAAGAACCAAAAGAGTAACACACAATTTAAACACAGCTGTTGACATTTGTTAACAGCTGTGTTATTATATACGCAAATAAACGCCATAAGGGTTTATATAGTCCTCGCTTACAATAAGGAGATTTTTATGTCACAATTAAAAACAATAAGCAATGCAGAATTAGCATTATTAAATAAAGCACTAATAGGGTTTGATACTTTATTTTCAAACGTATTAACAGCAACCGCAGCTAACAATTATCCACCACACAACATTGTAAAATACAACGATACTTACTACGAAATAGAAGTAGCAGTTGCTGGTTTTACTAAGTACGATATTAACATCGAAGTTAATCAAGATTTACTCGTTATAACAGGTAAAAAACGTAATAACGAAAAATACAATCCTGATCTAAATGAAAGAAAAGAATTCTTACATCGAGGATTAGCATTTAGAGATTTTGAACAAACCTTTACGCTTGCAGAATATATGGAAGTTAAAGATGCTAAAGTAGAAAACGGTATGCTTACAATTGGTATTGAACGATTAATGCCAACTGCATTACAACCCCGACAAATTCAAATTAAATAGGAGCCCAAATGGCAAATACAGATGTAGCAGTAGACGAAAAAGTTAGAATTAAGGTTTCAGAACCAAAGCGTTGGAAAGTTATTCTTATTAATGACGACGTTACTCCTGTTGACTTTGTAGTAACTTTATTAATGGATGTGTTTAAACATGATCCTAATTCTGCAGGTAATATTACTATGCAAGTACACGAAACTGGATCTGGCATTGCAGGTGTGTATAGTTTTGAAATTGCAGAAATTAAGGCAGTTGAATCAACTACACTTGCTAGATCAGCCGGGTATCCTTTACAAATTAAAATGGAAGAAGATCTATGAGTTTAAAAGAACTAACTGCAGAAGCACATAAACTAGCAGAATCTCAACCATTTGTTAACCTAATTTTCTCTGGAAATATTAGTAAAGAACAGTACGCACATTATTTGCTTAACCAAGAACTTGCATACGCAACCTTAGAAGCATTTGCAAATGATGCAGGTATACTAGATGATCTACCTGGCATTAAACGTGCTGAAAAAATTAAACAAGATCTTCTTGAGTTAGAAGCCGATGTTCCAGATTTACCAAATTTTAAAATATTAGAATCTACTCACGAGTATTTGAGACATCTTTTAACAATTAAAGACGATCCTAAGAAACTAATGGCTCATATTTATGTCAGGCATATGGGAGATTTGTATGGCGGTCAAATGATTGCTAAAAAAGTTCCCGGTTTAGGTAATTTCTATAAGTTTGAAAATACCAATGAACTTAAAGACGCAATACGTGCTAAGTTAGATGATTCACTAGCAGAAGAAGCATTAATTTGTTTTAGTTTTGCTACAAAGTTATTTGAAGAGTTAGCATGAGTGATCTAAAATCTCAGTTAGTTAAAATACAAGACTTACTTATAGATCGATTTAACAGTTCAGGAACTGAAATAGCAGAACCTGGTATTGATCGTTTTAATTATAACGGTTGGATTAATAGAATTTGGTCTAGTAAGTCTTATCGTCGCGCACATCTTAATATAGTAGACGCAAGTGATTCAAACGGATTGTGGATGATGCATTGCTGCATTTTCCCACATATCCATAATCCTGCACCTATCTTTGGTTGTGATGTTGTTGCAGGTCGCAATAAGATAACTGGTTTTTTCCATGACTACAGTCCGGCTGGTAATTCTAATCATCCAATGATAGATTTTTTTGGATCAGAGGCTGGGTTGTTAAAATGGGATAAAGTTAGAGATATTCCAGAGTGGGGACAAAAGATCTTTTCCCCACATATGATTGCAGCAAGCAATATTCAAAAAGACAGTGAAATAGCGCAAATACACAGCATTATAGATCTTACTAGCAAACACTACTTATTTAACGTAGCAAGCACTAATAACACAGTTAAAAGCACTGTAGAAGCACAAAACTACTATGCAATACAACAAAAACAAATCCCGCATACACCGCGAGTAATGGCTGCACTTGGCTTAAACGAAGAAGACGTTACTCGCTTTGTTCATGAGTGTTTATTCCCTGAGATTTAGAGTGCGCAAATACTGATAAATACAGTATGAAACATTCTGTTATAATTCTTACAAAACAAACTACAATAGACTATGAAACTAGTAAACTACTTATTAGTTTCATGGATTCTAACATCGACGCATCTGTATGTCAATTTTCTAACTTTGATATCATCATTGGTGAGTCAATCAAATACGACGGCAAAGAGTTTTCTCTCCCTGACCTAGTGTTAATAAGATTAGGTGCCGGTATCACTTCGGTTGAATTAGCTGTAATTAGGTATTTTGAATTACTAGGCATCCCATGCGTTAACTCGAGCAACAGTATACATATAGTACAAAATAAATTCCACACTGGTCAAATTCTTTCAAACGCTAACATAGCAGTACCGACAACAATGTTAGTACACTTTCCAATTACACACAACTTAATCGCAACACATATAGGATTTCCTTGCGTAATAAAAGTATTAGTTGGTAGTTTCGGTGAGGGTGTATATCTGTGTCAAACAGAAAAAGAATATCATAAATTAATCGAATTCCTTAAAAATTTAGATAATGAAAAAAAACTACTAGTACAAGAATATCTTAATGATTACCCTGGTGTAGATTTAAGAGTATTTGTAGTAGGAGATAAAGTACTCGGAGCTATGAAACGTATTGCTCCTGAAGGCGACTTTCGTGCAAACATTACAATAGGTGGTAAAGGCGAACCTTATACTGTAACTCCCGAAATAGAAGAAATTGCATTGGCTACCGCTAAAGCGTTAGGATTAGAAATAGCAGGTATTGATCTATTATTTGATAATCGCGGATTTAGAGTATGTGAAGCTAATTCAAATCCTGGATTTAACGGTTTTGATCATTATTGTGGTACTAACATAGCAGGAGAGATGGTTGAATATATTGTTAAAAAATTGAGTAACTGATTGACAATCGAAGTAATTACTGTATAATATAGACATTAGATACAAAGAGTATCTATACATTAAATCTATTAAACACATTATACATTAAAATTAAATTATGAGTACAGCACTTGTTACACCCGAAGATTATAAATTTTTTGATTTTTTAGCACCATATCGTTGGCCAAATGCACCAAAGTACGAAATTGCATTATATAGAAAACTAGTAGAAACTGGCGATCTTCAAATTGAAACTGTATTAGAAAATGCGTTAGCGATAACATCACAAGGGGCTTATGTTCGTGTTGCCGAAGTTGGACATGATTTTTATCCATGTTTGTCCGATGCTAAAAAAGCAGTAAGTTGTTTTAGAAACAATAATATTGCAAAAGATGAATGGACTAATTCTATTGCTATTAGTGGTCTTAAAAATAAAACTGGTTTAATTAGAGCTTTATGTTATTCTAAATATTCGGACGAATTTTACTGTCTTGCTATTCCAAACAGTATGTATAAAGGAAGAGATCGAGTTGAGATTTCATTAGATAGGAGTATTGGTTTTAAAGAACCTACCGGAATTCCGAAAGGTAAATGGACTGCATTCATAGTTGAAGATTTTAAAAAATTAGCCACTATTACACCTGCCGAAGCTGAATTGTTAAAATCTAGAAGCGTATCAACCCGTACTATTAATATGCTTTTAGATGATTTTTTCAACACAATGGGTGATGAGAATTAGTGTATAAATAGTATACAATTAGGACTATACATGAAAATTAGAGAATTATTATACGAACGTATATCATTAACAAACGTTGCTCCAGAAATTAATAATGCATTGCATGATGCGGTTATGAATGTGTTTAATACCCGACCTCAAACTCCTATCCAAAAA